GGGCGGGGCTGCGGGAAGGGCGTCTGGCCCCCCGGCTTCGTCCCCGGATGTTATCGGCGGTTCTGGAGGAAATAGTGTGTGGGGGCACGGGCCCGCGCCGGTCACGTCTGCTGGTGGGGGCGGAGGAAGCGGAAATCCAGGCGCTCGGTCAACAGGCGTGCCGGGTGGATCCGGGGGCGGCGGTCCCATGTACGCTCCCACTGGCGGTGGCACCGGGGTCGCGGGGCAAGGGAACCCTGGGGGGCCGGGCGCGGGTTGGGCCGGCGGCGGGGCCATTGGCGGCGGCGGCGGGGGCGGCGGAAAAGCGGCCGCGGGCTCCGCGGGAACATTTGGTCCTTCTCCCGCAAACAGCGGCGGTCCTGGTGGCGCGGGTTCGCCCAACGATTACACGGGCTCGCCGGTCAACTACGCAGGCGGCGGGGGCGGCGGCGCAGGCGGGGATCCTAACTATGGCGTCGGCGGCACGGGTGGCGGCGGAGACGGCGGGAACCCGACGCCCGGGCCGGAAGTGGGGGCGACGAATACCGGCGGCGGCGGCGGCGGCGCGACCTCTCCCTCCACTCCTGGCGGCGCGGGGGGCTCGGGTAAAGTGGTTGTTCGATATCCCAAAAACGACCCCACCTATGGAAATGCTCCGGCGGACATATCGGGTGGGACCAAAACCCAAACTCCAACGCACTACATACACGAATTCAACTCAACCGGGACGTTCACGGTGCCCTGATGGCTCACTTAGCGGAATTGGATTAAAAGATGGCTCACTTTGCGGAAATAGATTCTGACGGGAATGTGGTCAATGTCATCGTCGTTGCGGACGAAGACACGCTCGACGTTTTTGGCGAGGAGAACGAAGATATTGGCATCGATTTTTGCCAGCGCGTCACGGGCAGCAAAAACACCTTCAAACAAACGTCGTTTAACATGAAGAACGGCGTTCATCGTCGAGGGAAATCTCCAAAGCGAGGCAACTTCGCTCGGGTGGGCGGGAAGTACGACGCCGCGGAAGATCTGTTTCTCGACAGCGACAAGCCGTACCCTTCGTGGGTGTTGGATAAAAAAATCGCGCGGTGGGTGCCGCCGAAAGGAATGCCGGATGAAGGTAATCCGGAACAGGGAACCTTCACTTGTAAAACCTGGAACGAACAGTTGAAAGTCTGGGAATGATACTCAAAGGCGCGATCACCGGTACGCCCCGTAGTGGAACCACGATATTCTCCGCCATGCTCAATCAGCACCCGGATTTGTACGTGCCGTTTCAGTCGCCCTTGGTGGAGTTGTTGTGGAGGCAATACGAACTCTACACGGACAGAAATTTTTCGATAGAGCTATCCTCCGTTGAAGTCAGACAGGGCATGTCTCAGTTTTTCCGAGGGACGGCGGACGCGTTCTTTCGATCCTGTAGCGCTAAGACTTTTGCGCTGGACAAAAGCGGGCACTGGAGCACGCTGGCCAATCGAAATATGTTCCTCGACGTGTTCGGGGAAGACTTACCGCTAATCTATGTCCGGCGGCCGTTCGCGGAAATAGAGCAATCGTTCCGAGACGCGTTGCCATCAACTATGGATGCACGAGAGGTGGATCAGTTCATCTCGAAGGCACGGGTTTTTGCTCAAACGACGGAGCTATCGCTGGCGATCCGCTCAAAAAGTTGGCTCGTGCTCGAATATGAGGATTGGATCCGCGAGCCGGAGAATACCCTGCGAGACGTAGAGACGTTCTTAGACCTCGCGCCGCATCGATATGATCTGTCCGCACCGAGCATAGACACCAGCGGTGCAAGCTACGTGCTAAATCACCGGAACCTTCACGAAGTGCGACCCATGATATGATTGGGCTCGATGGGCAAGGACTCGGGGCGATCAATAGCCCGGTCTGGTTTCAGTATCACCGCCGGTGGTTTTGGCCAGAACAGGTCATGGAACTTCGCCGATTGGCGAGAGACGTCTCGGAGGAAGAAGCATCTACCTCGGGTGGCGACGGCCCGGATGTTCGCAAGAACAAGGTGCGGTGGTTGTCTCGGGAGGAAGATTTTCGGTTTGTCCGCCCGATTCAAAATCACGTGTTTCGCGCGGCCGGTTGGGACGTCGATATCCGCGAGATCGAGCCCCTGCAATACACGATCTACCGGGAGACACAAGATCACTATACGTGGCACTCGGACGATTCAGGCGGATCTACCGCGGCCCCCACAGGGAACATTCGCAAGGTAACCTGTGTGGTGCAATTGTCCGATCCGGAAGATTACGACGGCTGCGAACTCGAACTGCTCACGATGCGTGACAATGAGCTTCGCCCCGTGCCAATATCCTTCCCGAAAGAGGCGGGGTCGATTGTCTGTTTCCCGTCGAACGCGATGCACCGAGTCACGCCCTTGACCCGCGGAAAACGGGAATCCCTGGTCTGCTGGTTCCGGGGTCCACCTTGGCGATAATTGTGGTATTGTTCCCCACGCTTCACTCGGGAATCCGTAGCCTTGGTTAAAATATTATTATATATAATGTGATGTGGTATAATTTTTAAATGGAGAAAATGAATGAAACTTCGTAATAGTGCTGGTGTATATTATTTTCAAAAGAAGAAATACCTAGCAGTAGATGACTTTGTAGACGCCGATGTCGCTAAAATTATCTCAGATGAATATGTTAAATTAGCAAAAGAAGATACTGAAAATAAACTAAACGACTCACAATGTCCCATCAACTCTAAGGCTTGGTATGGACAACCTATGTGTGAATATGTAATGGTTGATTGTCTTCCTAAAATGGAAGAACTTACAGGTTTAAAACTCTTACCCACATATACCTACATGCGTGTATATGGTCCTGGTGAAGAATTACGCTATCATTCTGATAGACCTTCTTGTGAAATCTCTGTTACAATCAATCTAGGACAATCTGGGAAGTTTGACTGGCCTATCTGGTATGCAGATCCAGATGACTTAACAGTAAGAATGCCTGTTTCTGTCCAACCTAAAGAAGCAATGATTTATCGTGGATGTGACGTACCGCATTGGCGAGAAAAGTTTAATCCACCTAAAACAACAGATTGGCAATGTCAATTATTTCTACATTATGTAGATTGTTTTGGTCCTTTTCAACAGTTTGCATATGATCGCAGAGAACAGTTATTCATTGAACCTATTGGTAAAAGTGAATATTATAAAGAATTAATGGAAACGACGGATAATGATAGAAAGATTCGTTTCTCTATCGTAAAACGAACTGAAGAGTCTGGAGAATAATGTGTCAATAAATATTGGTCATGAAGGTCAAATTCTAACAACTACATTTGAAAATAATTGGTATTGGTACTATGAAACTTTATTCTGGCCTGAACAGATTATGCGTATTCGTGAGATTTGTGAAAAAAGTGAAGAAGAAGAAGCGTTAACATATGGTATTGATAATCCAGAAAACGCCAATCATACTATTCGTAAGAACAAAGTATCTTGGCATGATAATGAAGAACTATATTCTATGATTCGTCCAACAATCGCTGATGTCAATCAACAAAGTGGATGGAACTACAACATTACTGCTATAGAGCCATTTCAATATACAATATATTATGGTGACCAAAATCATTATCACTGGCATACAGATACCATTGTAAATGATAGAACATTACAACCCGATTATCCAGAAGATCATATTCTAAAAAATACCGTTCGTAAAATCAGTTGTAGTATTCAATTGACAGACCCTAGTGAATATGATGGTGGAGAATTTGAGTTGTTATCATTAAAAGAAAAAAAAGAAGAAAATCGTGAAGAACAACTAAATCTTGATGGTTATAATGTAATGGAACCTATTAAACTACCACACTTTAAAGAAAAAGGTTCAGCATTATTCTTTCCTTCTTTTACATATCATAGAGTAAAACCAGTAACAAATGGTATTCGTAGAAGTCTTGTTATTTGGTTACGTGGACCTAAATGGCAATAACAATATAAACATTATAAATAGTCATAAGACTTATACAAAGAGGGTACTATGGCTATTCCTGCGACCAGAGAACAACATAAACAATATTGCCTTAGAAATCTAGGTTCTCCAGTTATAGATATCAACGTTGATGACGAACAACTAGAGGATAGAATTGACGAAGCATTACAATACTATCGTGATTATCATTACGATGGTACAGAACATGTTTATTTAAAACATCAAATTACTTCTTCAGATAAAACCAACAAATACATCTCTATCCCAGAAAATATTCAAGGGATCGTGAGAGTGTTTGATATTGGGGATTCTATTAATAGTTCAAATCTATTCAATATTCGATATCAAATTCATCTAAACGATCTTTTTGATTTTTCTAGTGCTTCATATGTTCCTTATGTGAACGCTATGAGACATGTAGAAATGCTTGAAGAAATCTTTGTTGGTAAGAAACCTATTCGTTTCAACCGTCACACAGATCGACTTTATATTGATATGGATTGGGAAACAGATGTTCTCGTAGATGAATACATCATCATTGATTGTTATCGCACAGTAGATCCAAATACATATACAGATGTTTGGGGTGATAGATGGTTACTTAGATATTCGACTGCTTTATTTAAAAGACAGTGGGGCGAAAATCTATCTAAGTTTCAAGGTATTCAACTTCCAGGAGGAATTCAATTTGACGGTGTTCGTATTCTAGGTGAAGCAAGAGAAGAAATTAATAAGTTAGAAGATGAAATGATTACGAGTTATTCATTGCCCGTCCATGATATGATTGGATAAATTATGGCGACGAATAAGTATTTCAATAACTTCTCATACGCCAGAGAGCAAGACCTAGTTGAAGATCTCACGATTGAGGCTATCAAGATCTATGGTCATGATGTAAAGTACATTCCAAAAACAATCGTAGCGAGAGATAACTTATTCGGTGAAGATCCACTGATGAAGTTTACAACCGCTGCTGATGTTGAGATGTATATCAAAAACGTGGAAGGATTTGAAGGAGAAGGTGATCTACTCTCAAGATTCGGTTTACAGATACGAGATGAGATGACTTTCACTCTTGCTCGTAAAAGATTTGATCAGATTCGTACAGAAAAGTTGATGACAGAAGTAGGTTATAATCTACTTACAGAACAGGCAAATACGGCTGTTCCATCAAGACAGTTTCTCACAGGGAACAATGAGACAGAATCTATCGTACTAGAAGCAGGCACTGCTAATGGATACTCAATCAGTTCTAATCGTCCATTAGAAGGAGATCTAATCTATTTTCCAATGGTTGATAAGATATTTGAGATCAAGTTTGTTGAACACGAACAGATTTTTTATCAAACCGGTAGATTACAGACATATGATTTACGTTGTGAATTATTTTCTTATAGTTCTGAAAAACTTGATACTGGATATAGTGAGATTGATATTGTTGAAGATCAATATTCACTTGATCAAACTTTCTATCAAACACTTCTTGAAGATGGCGAAGTTCTACTAGCTGAAGATGGTGATGGTATCGTACAAGAATTCCAAATTTCTACAATTGATGCACAAGCAGATAATGATACTGTATATAAATCTAATATACTAGAAGACGATATTATTGATTTTAGTGAAAAAGATCCATGGTCAGAGGGTAGGTTCTGATGTTTGAGTATTTTTATCACGGTACAATTAGACGTTATGTTCAAGTATTCGGATCATTATTCAATGATATCCAACTTGTAAGAACGGATTCGAACGGTAATAGAGTACAAACACTTGCTGTTCCTTTAGCGTATGGACCCAAACAAAAATTTCTTGTCAGACTAGATACAAATCCAGATCTAGATAGAGAAGTTGCTATATCGCTTCCACGTCTTGGATTTGAGTTGACCGGCCTTACATATGATTCTACGAGAAAAATAAACTCCACTCAAAAGAATAGTTATATTATCACATCTGATAATACTCAGTTGAGAACACAATATACACCTGTTCCTTATGATATTACATTTGTGTTATCAGCGTTTGTGAAGAATGCGGATGATGGTACACAAATAGTAGAACAAATTGTTCCATATTTTAAACCAGAATGGAACGTATCAGTAAATCTAATACCATCTATGAATATAACTATGGATATACCAATTATATTGAATAGTATAGATTTTGAGGATGTATATGATGGTGATTATTCTACTAGAAGAACTATTATCTGGAACTTCAATTTTACTTTAAAAGGTTATCTATACGGACCAACTACAAACAGCGGACCAATTACAAGAATACAGATTGATCTACATGCTAATACAGCCTTAAATACTCCAAGGTCAAGTCGTCTTGTTACTGTTCCTGGATTATTAGCTAATGGCGCGCCTACTACAAATAGTGCAGCGTCTATTGATAGAAGTTTAATTGATGTAAATGATAATTATGGATTTGCTTCGAATACCTTCTTCTATACAGACGGTTTGATATATAATCCAAGAACAGGAAGTGATCAACAACCATGAGTTTCGATTCTAAATTCAGTCATGTACTAAACATAGATCCTCCTAATGAAGTGGAGGTTATAGAACCTAATATTAATAAACAAATAGAAGATGATTACGACTATGCTAGACGTAATTTAAGAGATCTAATTGACTCTGGAATGGGTGATTTAGATAGAGTTATGGAAATTGCTCGACAGAGTGAATCTCCAAGAGCATTTGAAGTGGCGACAAATTTACTTAAAACATTAACTGATACAAACAAAGATCTCCTTGAGTTGGCTAAGAAAAAGAAAGATATATTACAGACAAAAGAAGATAAACCGCAGAATGTAACCAATGCATTATTTGTAGGTTCAACTGCTGATCTTCAAAAACTTATTCAAGGAGAAAAAAATGCAAGAAGTTCAGTCGATTAATTCTCTCAGTGGAGACTTGACAACTCTGATTCTTCCATGGATTGCTGTTCTAGTATCAGCAATCATTGCGTTTATGTTAAAAGACTTTGTAACTAACTTTGCCAAAGGTATGGCGTTTCAAATGAACCGAGCCTTCAATGAAGGTGATAAAGTTATTCTTGATGGTTCAGATGCTATTATTGTAAAAGTTGGTATGAAACAAACAGTATTTGGTGTATTCAGTGATAAAGGATATACATGGAGATATGTACCAAATGAAAGAATACCATTTTTAAAGTTAGAAAAAGTAGTCGATCCTGAATTACACAAAGATAGTGAAGAAGAAAAAGGTAGAAGATTACAAAGAATGATTGATTCTGCACAAGATGAAAAGATTGATTCTAATCATAATCATATTGCAAAAAACGCAGAAGAAATAGAGAAGTTAAAAAACAAAGATGATAAAAACTAATTACGATTATTTTGTACAAAAGTTTCTAGAACCGTTTTTAGCATGTTTACTTTGTATGGTTCAAGGAGACTTAACTGTACTTACATTAAGTCATTTTATAACAGCAAGTAAAACAGCAGTGATTGCTTTAGTACTTACAGTAATGTTATCTTTATTTAATATAAATCATAGTAAATGGTTTGCATTGGCTTTAACTGGATTTGCCACTCTTGTTGCTGATATTTTAAGTCATCCATCTCGTTATGATGGCATATATACAGAATCTATGTTGACCGCAGGTGCTGCTATGTTACTCGCTTTAATGTTTGATAGAATTTTTAGAAGATATGTCTGATGCTTATTTAAGTAATCCGAATCTAAAAAAGATCGGTGTTGATATTGAATTTACTCAAGATCAAATTCAAGAGTACATTAAGTGTGCTCAGGATCCAATATACTTTGTAAAAAATTATGTCAAGATTGTTCATGTAGATAAAGGTCTTATTCCTTTAGATCTATATGCATATCAAGAACGAATGATCAATACTTTTCATAATAATCGTTTTGTTATCACAAAGATGCCGAGACAGTCTGGTAAATCAACTGCGGTCATTGGATTTATTCTTCATTATGTTCTTTTCAATGAAAATAAAAACGTAGCATTACTTGCCAATAAGGCAGAATTGGCTAGAGAACTTCTTGATAGATTAAAGAAAGCATATGAGAATCTACCTTTATGGATGCAACAAGGTATTGCTGTATGGAATAAAGGTTCTATTGAACTAGAAAATGGATCAAAAATTCTCGCTACATCTACGACGGGTTCTGCTGCTCGTGGTCAATCATTCTCTCTTGTCTTTCTAGATGAATTTGCTTTCGTTCCTCATGGTATTGCTAGTGAGTTCTTTAAGTCTGTTTATCCTACAATCTCATCTGGTCAAGAGACTAAAATGATTATAGTCTCTACACCATCGGGTATGAATCATTTCTACAAGATGTGGGTTGAGGCTGAAGAAGAACGCAGTAAGTTTATACCAATTGCTGTTGATTGGTGGGAAACACCAGGAAGAGATGAGAAGTGGAAAGAAGAACAAATAGCAAATACAAGTGAAGAAGATTTTAATCAAGAGTTTGCTTGCGAATTCTTAGGTAGTAGTAATACACTCATCAATGTAAATATACTCCGAAATTTGACCTTTGTCAACCCTAAATTTTCAAAAAATGGATTTGATCAGTATGAAGATATAAAAGAAAAACACGAGTATGTAATATCTGTCGATACATCTCGTGGCGTTGGTGGAGATAACTCAGCTTTCACTGTTATCGATATCACACAGATACCATATAGAGTTGTCGCTAAATTCAAAGACTCTACTATTTCACCTATTTTATATCCAGAGTTAGTATATAATGTAGCTAAGAACTTTAACAATGCTTTTGTTTTAGTTGAAATAAATGATATTGGCGAACAAGTTGCTTCTACTCTTTATAGAGACTTGGAATATGAAAATATTTTCATGACAAATATGAGAGGTAGATCTGGTCAAATTATTGGTAGTGGATTTGGCAATAAACCACAATATGGTGTAAGAACTACAAAACAAGTCAAAAGAATTGGTTGTTCTACCTTAAAAGATATGGTAGAGAATCAAAAAATTATTATACAAGATTTTGACATAATTGAAGAGTTATCTAATTTCATTAGTAAGAAGGAATCTTTTGAAGCCGATGAAGGATATCACGACGATTTAGTAATGTGTCTAGTATTATTTGGATGGCTTGTAAGACAAGATTATTTCAAAGAACTTACAAACACTGATATTAGAAAAAGAATACTAGAAGATAAAGAATCTATGATGGAAGAAGATATGTTACCGTTTGGTTTTAGATATGATGCGGCAAATGATGCAGAAATGATCGTAAACGATCCTTACAGTCTAGAAGATCTTAAAGACCAGTTTATTAATCGTTGGTAGACCATGGATCAACGAATAGAACAGATTGAAACTTCTTTTTCATACTCTCACTAATTTTTCTTTTAGTTTCTTCACTATGAGATTTGCCCATATGTGCCTTACTCATCTTAATACGAGTTTCTTTAGACTTGGGTTTACCAAGTTTAGCAAGACTCATTTTATGTCTGGTTTCTTCCGTTTTTCTCATATTTCTATTTATTAACTAAGTTTATTAAAAACGTTAAAAATATAAATAAAAAGAAAATGATATCTTTGTTCGTTTTAATCTAAGGAGTAAGAAATGGCATTCCAAGTTTCTCCAGGCGTCAACGTTAGTGAGATTGATCTTACTACTGTTGTACCCGCTGTATCAACATCTATTGGTGCTATTGCTGGACATTTTCGGTGGGGTCCAGTAGATAAGAGAGTTTTAGTTTCCCAAGAAACCGCTCTTGTAAGCACATTCCAGAAACCTAACGCAAATACTGCGGAAGACTTCTTCACAGCAACTAACTTCCTCTCATATTCAAATGCATTACAGGTAGTTCGTGTTGTAGCAACTGGTAACAGTTCTGTGGCCACCTCAGCACGTAATGCAACAACAAACGCTGCAAATACGTTAAACACTGTCATCAAAAACGAAGATGACTACGAAGATAACTATTCTACAGGTATCTCAAATGTTGGTGAATGGGTTGCAAAATATCCAGGGGAATTGGGTAACTCTCTCAAAATCTCTGTATGTCCAAGCGCACAAGCATGGTCAAATTCTATCGCTGGTACGATTGCTGTAACCACACAAACAACTGCTGTTACCGGTACATCTACTTTCTTTGATACACAATTAGTTGTTGGTGACCTACTAGAAATTGGTCCAGATAAAGAAAAAGTTCGTGTTTCTGCTATTGCCAACTCAACAGTACTAACACTTGAAAGAAAGTATACTGGCAACACTGTTAGTGGTTATGCTGCAACTCGTTATTGGGAGTTCTACAACTTCTTTGATATTGCACCAGGAACTTCAACATATGCTAATACTGCTAGTGCAACCGCTGATGAAATGCATATCGCTGTAGTAGATGAAGATGGTGAATGGACTGGTGTAAAGAATCAAGTTATTGAAGTATTTCCAGCCGTTTCTATGGCATCTGATGCTAAGACAGAAGATGGACGTAGTAATTACTATAAGGATGTTATTAATAATCGGTCACAGTATGTATGGTGGACTAAACATCATGCTTCTAATACAAATGCTGGTAAGAAAGCTTCTGGTGTTACCTTTGTTGGTGATACCGATGTACAGACCAGTTCGTTTGTAAACGGACGCGATGGTAATACACCAACCAGTGCTAACTATCTCTTAGGATATGACAAGTTCAAAAACGCTGAAGAAGTAGACGTAACAATACTTCTTGGCGCTTCTGCTAATGCTGTAAGAGCGCGTTATCTTATCGAACAAATATGTGAAGTTCGTAAAGACTGTGTTGCTGTTATTTCTCCAGAGAAAACAGACGTTGTAGACAATCGTCTCTACGCTGGTTCAGAAACAGAAGACATCATTGCTTATCGTGATACTCTACCATCAAGTTCATATGGTATCATGGACTCTGGTTGGAAGTATCAATACGACAAGTACAATGACGTATATCGTTACATTCCAGCTAATGGTGATGTAGCAGGAACGATGGCTCGGACAGACAATCTTCGTGATCCTTGGTATTCACCTGCTGGTTTCAACCGTGGTCAAATCAAGAATGTCGTTAAAATGGCGTTCACACCTAATAAAGCTGAAAGGGATGAACTCTATAAGAAGGGCATCAATCCAATTACTACATTCCCAGGACAAGGAACTGTACTATTTGGTGATAAGACACTTCTTGCTAAACCAAGCGCATTTGATCGTATCAATGTTCGCCGTCTCTTTATTGTACTAGAGAAAGCTATTTCTACTGCTTCTAAGTTTACACTCTTTGAATTCAACGATGAGTTTACAAGAGCTAACTTTGTAAATCTTGTAGAACCATTACTCCGTGACGTACAAGGTCGCCGTGGTATCACAGATTTCAGAGTTGTTTGTGACGAAACAAACAATACTCTTGAAGTTATTGATCGTAATGAATTTGTTGGCGATATCTTTATCAAACCCTCTCGGTCAATCAACTTTATTCAACTAAACTTCGTAGCTGGCCGCACTGGTGTTGAATTTAGTGAAGTTGTTGGTCAAGTTTAATATAAATAAAAGTAAAGATAAGGAGTCATAAAATGGCATTTAATATTGCAGGGTTTCAAGGACAGCTAACTGGTGGTGGTGCTCGCCCCAATCTGTTTCAAGTAACCATTGACAATCCAGTTGACCGTGGTTCATTTATTAAGACCTCATTCATGGTTCAGGCAGCTCAGATTCCCGAAGCAACTCTTGGCGTAGCTACAGTCAACTACTTCGGTCGGCAGATCAAATATGCTGGTAACAGAGTTTTCGCTGATTGGACAGTTACAGTCATGAATGACGAAGACTTCCTAATCCGCGATGGAATGGAACGTTGGTCAAATGCAATCAACGGACTACAAACAAACATTCGTTCTACCGCTCTAGCGCAAGCCGCACAGTACAAGTCAAATGCTACTGTTACACAATTTGCTAAAACTGGAGAACCAATCAGAACTTACAACTTTGTCGGTCTGTTCCCATTAACAGTTGGTGCAATTGCACTTGATTGGGGTACAAACGACGCCGTTGAAACTTTTGATGTCACGTTCTCTTACGATTTCTGGCAAGCTGGTCAAGGTGTTGTAGGTCAGGTAACTGCCCCGCTCTTTGGTTAATATTAGTTTGTAGAGTATTAAAACGGTGGTTTCTATGAGACCACCGTTTTTTTATGTTTATCTTCATTTATAAATAGATAAAACAAAATACATTTTAGGAAATGAAAATATGGCAGTAGAGCTATTTGGTTTTAAGATAGAGAAATCTAATCAAGAACAACAAGAAAAAAATGTAAAATCCTTTGTTGCACCTAATTTTGAAGACGGCGCGGTAGAAGTCGCTGCTGGTGGTGTTTATGGTACTTATGTAGATCTAGAAGGTTCTGCTAAGTCTGAAGGAGAACTAGTAACACGTTATCGCGAAATGTCTATGCAACCAGAATGTGATAGCGCCATCGAAGATATCGTAAACGAATCAATCGTATTGGACAATGAAAACCCAATAGACATTGTTCTTGATGATTTGGAATACTCTGTTTCTTTTAAAAACAAAGTTAGAGAAGAATTTTATAACGTATTAAAACTTCTCGACTTCAATAATCAAGGATATGACATATTCAAACAATGGTATGTTGATGGACGTTTATATTATCACATACTCGTCAACGAATCAAAACCTAGGAATGGTATACAAGAACTTCGTAAAATAGACCCTAGAAAAATTAAAAAGATACGTGAAAAAATAACTGAAACTCATCCTCGTACAAGGGTAACAGTTGAGAAAGGGTTCAACGAGTACTACATCTATCATCCAAAAGGGATTACTTCTTCAGGCGCTCAAAACGCGGTAAAGATCGCTAAAGATTCTATCTGTCATGTTACAAGTGGTATAAACGATCCATCAAATAAGATTGTACTAGGATATCTTAACAAAGCAATCAAACCATTGAATCAACTTAGAATGTTAGAAGACGCAACTGTAATCTATCGTTTATCTCGTGCACCAGAACGTAGAATATTTTATATCGATGTAGGCAATCTTCCAAAGATGAAGGCTGAACAATATCTACAAGACATGATGACAAAACATAAGAATCGTCTTGTCTATGATGCTTCGACTGGTGAAGTTAGAGATGATCGTAAGTTTATGACAATGTTAGAAGATTTCTGGCTTCCTCGTAGAGAAGGTGGTAGAGGCACCGAGATTACTACACTTCCAGGCGGTCAAAATCTTGGAGAGATGGACGATGTAGATTATTTCCGTCGTAAACTCTACAAGTCTCTGAATGTTCCTGTCACACGTATGGAAGCAGAGAATCAGTTTAATCTTGGTAGATCTACAGAAATTACTCGCGATGAGTTAAAATTTTCCAAGTTTATAAAAAGACTTAGAAATAGATTTTCACATCTATTTGATAATCTTTTAGAAATACAGTTAGTTCTAAAAGGTGTAATATCAAGAAAAGATTGGAAAAAAATTCGTGAAGATATCTACTACGAGTTTGCTCATGATAACTATTTTGCTGAATTAAAAGAAGCAGAAGTATTAAGAGAAAGACTATCTCTTGCCAATGAGATTGATGGTTTTGTTGGTAAATACTACTCAATGGCTTGGGTTCGTAAGAACATTCTTCAAATGTCTGAAGAGGATATTGAAGAGATGGATAAAGAGATCAAAGAAGAATCTGATGATCCTGATAGTCCTATGAATGATGATGAAGATAACAATCAAGATGATACTCCAATGGAATCTATAAACGCGAATACAGTAATAGAAGAATTTCAACCAATAGAAATGTCAGAAGAAGATAAAAAACTCGTTAGTAAAATGACATCCTTATTAGAAAATATAGAGATGAATGATGATGAGGAAGTCTGATGAAAGACATAGAAAACGCCAAGTTATTAGCAGCATCTCTAAAACTCGCTAAACAAGAAATCTCTAAAAACGTAAAAGAACTACGTGAAGAGATAGAAGAGATCAAAACTATCGAAGGACCACCTGGACCGCAAGGTCCAAAGGGTGATCGTGGTGATGCTGCTGAGTCTGTCATTGTAGAAGCCGTTGGTCCTAAAGGTGAGAAAGGAGACAAAGGAGATAAAGGTGACGCTGGCAATGCTATACTCAAAGCAGGAATATTCGAAAATCGTTTAATCTTAAATTTCTCTGATGGCGAACAACTAGAAGTTGGTGAAGTTGTTGGACCAAGAGGCGGTAGAGGACCAAAAGGGGATCTTGGTGAACAAGGTCCAGTCGGTCCCGTAGGACCTCAAGGTGAACAAGGTATTGCGGGTCCACAAGGACCGAAAGGAGATAAAGGTGATAAAGGCGATAAAGGCGATGTGGGCGCTAGAGGACCAGTCGGTATTCAAGGGATTCAAGGACCACAGGGCGAAAAAGGAGAAAAAGGAGAAAAAGGAGTCCCAGGTGAAAAAGGCGATATCGGACCTGTTGGACCCAGGGGCGATAAAGGTGATAGAGGCGAACAAGGGATCCCAGGTCCAATCGGACCGCCGGGGGCAGATGGTAGACTTGTTGATCTAAAACCTCTTAAACAAGAACTAGAAGAAGGCTTAAAAAACTTTAGAGATTCTATAAGTGCTCAAGTAACAAGATTAGCATTATCTAGTAGAAGTGGTGGATCTTCTGGATCTGGTGAAGTTTGGTTACATCGTCTAGATGATGTGGACTATAATACTGTTAAAAGTCCATCAGACGGTCAAGCATTAGTATATAATGCCACTAAAGGTAAGTGGGAAGCAAATACTGTTCCTAGTCCTAATACGTTTACTACTACAATTACAACTCAACATATTATACCAGATCAAGATGAAACTTATGACTTAGGTACTTCTTCAAAGAAATTTAGAGATCTTTATATTTCTGGCGGCACAATATATGTTGGTAATAACTCTTCTCTTTTCGCTAACTCTAGTGGTTGGTACGCTACTGTAGAGGGTGGTAGTGTAACAGCAGTACAAACAGAATCAACGGTAGGTGGCACATATGTAACAAATACTGTATTCCAAACAACTCTTGCCAATACCAACTCTTATATTGCTACCGTTTCTGCTACTGAAAGAACAGCATTAGCTAATACCAATAGTTACATTGCCGCTGTAGAAACAAGAGAAGCAGCGCATACTGCTAATACTTTATTACATTTAGCTAATACCAATAGTTATATTGCGACTAAAGTAAGTACATCTACCTTCAATTCCGCTTTAGCAAATACCAACTCTTATATTGCTACTAAAGCAAATATAACATCACCAACATTTACAGGAACCCCAGCAGCTCCTACAGCAGCGGCGGCGACCAATACAACTCAAATCGCTACTACAGCATTTGTTAGAACAGAAATTACAAATTTAGTAGACTCTGCACCAAGCACTCTAGATACACTAAATGAGTTAGCAACAGCTTTAGGAGATGATCCTAACTTTGCTACTACTGTAACAAGTAGTATTGCTAGTAAATTTTCTTCAGCCAATGTTACAATTACAGCAACACCAGGCGATGTAACAACATCATTAGGAACACTAACTCCAGATGATAGTATAGTAGCCAATCCAAACGGTTATTTAACGTTTAATATTGGTGGAACTAGTTATAAAGTACCTTATTTTACTTAATATAATAAATATTATAAATAAATGAAAGGAGAATGACTATGGATGCACAAGACAGTTTAAGTGATGCTTTACGGCATTTGGAAAACAACGAGACTTCTAAGTTTAGAGATATTATTAATGATGTTCTTGCATTCAAAACAAACGAAAAAATAGATTCAGAGAAAATGCGTATTGCATCTACTCTATACAGTTCCGAGGAAGATTCTTATGAAAACGCTTAAACAACTCAGAAAGATCCAAGAAGCTGGCGCTGACGATTATGTTGTCGATCCAGATGACGACGAAGAAGCACTAGAATATCAGCCTAGATCTGATGGTGAGATTGAGTTTGTTGATTTACACTCTGTTGAAGTAAGCAATCATCCAGCTGCTCCAGAAGATCAACATGTAGCTAAGACATCACACAACAAACATAAAGGTGTTGAACATCCTGGTGAACCAGTAGTAAAACAAGGTACTTCTGGTGACGTAAAATTTGCTAAGTTTAGAGAGAAAATTACAAAAACACCTCTTCGTAAAGGTGATAAGAGACAGGGTGACTTCAAGGCAGGTTCTGTAAAAGAAGAAGTTGAACTTGATGAAGCCAAGAAAGTTACGAAGAAACAACTTCGTGATTTAGAAGATCGTAACGAACATGGTCTAGTTGCTCTAAAACTTGCCCAGTCTTTTGGTACTCCTGCTGAAGTCAAGAAAATTCAAGACATCAATAAGCGACATGATATGAAAGGTCACATAGAGTATAAAGACCAAAAAGAAAGAGATGCTATTGCTAGTAAATATTGGAAAATGGCAGAAGAAGTTGAGTTTATTGATGAAGCAGAACAAGTAGTTACTCTACCAAAGGGAGTTGGTTTCTATGATACAACAAAATATCCTATTGGTGGTAAATTTGATAGAGTTACCGATTCAAATGGTTTAAAGGTCACAGTAAAAAGAAGATTTAAATTATACAAAGGAACCGATACTGAAGGTATGACTTCTGATGGTAAAAAGGTTGCTTTTCAAATGCGTTTAGCAAAAGAAGAAGTTGAGTTTATTGAAGAAGCAGTAAAAGCAGGAACAATTAAATTAGAGAACGGCAAGTCAGTAAAGGTAACAAAAGAAGATGCCGTTGCATTCAATGCTGTTCTCAAAGAATTAAATCCGGAAAATCGTAAGCGTATGGAAAGTGAAATGATGAAAGATGAAAAATCCTATAAAAATATGCTTACATTTGCAAAGAGGACAGTGTGATGCCAGTAACAAATAATCATAAAAAACCTGCTGGATATGTAGTTTTTAGAACTACTGCTACTGATGGTTTGAAACTTAATACAGCAAATGGTAAACAAGGAGCCAATGCTATTGGTGAGACTGTTGGTGAAATGGTAATATCAGAAGTGATGTGGAGCGTAGATGGTACAAATAATTGGAACGTAAAAAGAGGTTCTAATACTGTCGCTGTATTTGCTGGTAGTGGATATCATGATTATCAAGCAAGTGGAATGCAATTAGAACTTAATGACGCACAAAGAACATCGAACGTAGATATTACACTTTCTGGTGGCAACGGCGTTATTATCTTAAAAATGCATAAGAAGTCAGGAGAATAATATGAAACTCATCACGGAAGTACTTGACATCGGTTATGTGACCGAAGCCAATGAGAATGGTGAGAAAGATTTTTATATTGAAGGCATCTTTATGCAGGCCAACAAACAGAACCGTAATGGTCGTATCTATCCTACAGATATTCTTGAAAGAGAAATAAATAGATATAACAAAGAATATGTAATGAAGAATCGTGCATTTGGTGAACTAGGTCATCCCAGTGGACCAACCATTAATCTTGAAAGAGTATCACATATGATTAAAGAACTTTACCAAGATGGAGATAACTTCATGGGTAAAGCGAAGATTATGGATTCACCTTACGGTAATATCGTAAAAAACTTAATCAAAGAGGGTGCCACTATTGGTGTTTCATCAAGAGGTATGGGTACTCTTAAACAGAAAAATGGTGTCAATGAGGTACAAAAAGATTTTTATCTTGCTACCGCAGCCGACATCGTTGCAGATCCTTCCGCGCCAGATGCATTTGTTCAAGGTATTATGGAAGGGGTTGAATGGATTATGGAAGGTGGGAAGTGGACACAAAGATTTGTGGAGCGTTCTCAATATGATATCAAGAAAGCCAATAAAGCCGAACTTGAACAAACAAAATTGCGTATCTTCGAGGATTTCCTGAAGAAACTTTAATGTAAATATGATAATTTATAAATAATTTAAAAACAAAAAGGAGCGTGTAAATGTCCGATGAGAATCTAGAAGTTCTTGAAGACGACTCTGAAGATCTTCAGGAATTTAAAGCTTCAATGGGCGATCCCTCAATGGTTGCAGATCCTGCACCAACGAAGGACTCCTCACGTCCTGCTGATAAGGACGCCGGAGAGAAAAAGCCTGTTGCTCAAGGAAATTCACCCAAGACAAAGGTTGGCATGATTAATGCCATGATGACAAAAATGCATGGTATGAAGAAAGAAGATCTTTATTCTGCATATTCAAAGATGATGGGTGAAGAGACTGAAACAAACGAAGAAGATATCTTAGAAGATATTAAAACTTCAGAACCAATCACTGTAACAAGAGATGACATCGATCTAGAAGATGATGTTAAAGCTCTATTCGGCAACGAAGATCTTTCAGAAGAGTTTAAAAATAAAGCAACCACAATCTTTGAGGCTGCTGTAATCACTAAAATTAATGAAAAGCTCTCCGAACTATCAGAAAAGATTGAAGCCGATAATCTAATCGAATCTCAAAATAATCACGAAGACATGGTAGAAAAGATGGATTCCTATCTTGACTACGTAGTCGAACAGTGGGCCGATGAGAATCGTCTAGCTATGGAAAACGGTATTCGTACTGAGATCGCTGAAGAATTTATTGGCGGTCTAAAGAAACTTTTCGAAGAATCTTATATTGATATTCCAGAAGATAAGGTAGATATTCTAGGCGATCTATCCGATCAGGTAGATGAACTAGAAGAAAGCCTTAACAAGGAAATCGAAAAAAATGTTGAACTCAATGATAAAATTGAAGTTCTTGTTAAAGATTCTATCGTTTCAGAAATTTCCGAAGATCTAACTGTTGCAAATAAAGAGAAGTTTACTGACTTAGCTTCTGCTGTTGAGTTTGTTTCAGAAGAAGACTATCGTGGTAAAGTTTCCATGATTAAGGAAAGTTACTTCGCTGATGAAGATAAGATTGAATCTATTATTGACGAAGAAGAACCACTCGAAGAAGAGGTTCGTAAGAAGGTGACTGGAAGCATGGCACACTACGCCGCTGCTATTTCTAGAACTGTAAAGAAATAATGATTTCTAATAAATAAAAATAATGGTACTAAAAAGGAGTTAATACCAATGTTAAATGAAGAACTACTCAAGAAGTGGCAGCCAGTTCTTGAACATCCAGATCTCGGTGAGATCAAGGATCCTCATAAGCGTGCTGTCGTTGCTCAACTACTAGAAAACCAAGAGATTTCTGCCCGTGAGCAGGGTTTTGGTTCTGGCGGTTATCATTCACCAACACTACTAGGCGAAGCAGCACCAGTTAATGCTATGGGCGCTTCTTCTTCTACCGCTAGTGACGGTTCAGTCGATATTTTCGATCCTGTCCTCATTTCACTAGTTCGTCGCTCAATGCCAAATATGATCGCATACGATATCTGCGGTGTCCAGCCAATGACTGGTCCAACAGGTCTAATCTTCGCGATGCGTTCACGTTTCTCAACTCAAGGTGGCGACGAAGCCCTCTATAACGAAGCAGTAACCACATTTTCTGCCTCTGCTTCTGGTAATACTGCATCTCTCGGTGTTATTAACGACGCTGGTAATAATGCTCAATCTGGTAGCGATCCAACCGATCGTGCATCAGGTACTGGGTATACCGTCGGCACTGGCATGACCACCGCTGAAGCAGAAGCTCTCGGCGATGGTTCTACGAACGCATTCCAACAAATGGCTTTCTCAGTTGAGAAGGTCTCTGTAACTGCTGTATCTCGCGCCCTTAAAGCTGAGTACACCATGGAACTAGCCCAAGATCTAAAGGCTATTCACGGTCTAGACGCAGAAACAGAACTATCCAACATCCTATCTGCTGAAATCCTCGCTGAAATCAACCGCGAAGTAGTTCGTACAATCAACTATACCGCTACCGCAGGTGCTCAGGATAACGTAACAACCTCTGGTACTTTCAACCTAGACGTTGATGCAAACGGTCGCTGGTCAGTAGAACGCTTCAAGGGTCTAATCTACCAGATCGAGCGCGACGCTAACCAAATCGCCAAGTCAACCCGGCGTGGTAAGGGTAACGTTCTAATCTGTGGTTCAGACGTAGCTTCTGCCCTACAGATGGCTGGTGTTCTTGATTACACTCCAGCACTCAGTTCCAACCTAAACGTAGACGATACAGGTAACACTTTCGCTGGTGTGCTACATGGTCGGGTCCGCGTTTATGTTGACCCATACTTCTCAAGCGCCTCTGGTGATCAGTACTACACCATTGGTTACAAGGGTTCAAGCGCATTTGATGCTGGTCTCTTCTACTGCCCATATGTTCCACTACAGATGGTTCGTGCAGTTGGCGAGAATACCTTCCAGCCAAAAATTGGATTTAAGACTCGCTACGGCATCGTCGCTAATCCTTTTGCAACAACCGCTGCCGATGGTGCTATCTCTTTTGCGAAAAAGAATATCTACTATCGTACTGTTACCGTTTCAAATCTTATGTAATAATAAGATTGGGTTTAACCCAACGAGAACTAGAGGGGGGCTTCAGCTCCCCTCTTTTTTTATAAATAAATAGTTGATATTATAAAGGATACATTGTATGGCAACTCCTGATAACAAAAACTTTTTAGGACAGACAGGTTTCAGATTGGTATTAGATAGAATACCAACAGTGTCATATTTTTCACAATCAGCTAGTATACCTCCAGTATCTATTGGTACTTCTAATCAAACCAATCCTTTTACTGATATTCCTCTTGCTGGAGAAAAAATTACATACTCTCCTTTTAACTTGACTTTTCGTGTAGACGAAGATATGATAAATTATCTAGAGATATATAATTGGTTAGTTGGATTAGGATCACCAGAAAATTTTGACCAATATAAAAACTTTCAACAACTTAGCAGAAATCAGAGAAACGTATCTGATGCTACTTTATCAATTCTATCAAGTAAATATAATCCTAATCTTCGTGTAAAGTTTCAGAATATGTTTCCCGAATCTCTATCTGAACTTACATTCTCAACTACTGTTACTGATATTGATTATCTAGAAGCCACTGTTACTTTTAGATATACTCTTTACACAATAGAGTCTGTGTGATATAATATATTTTTAATCGTGAAGAAGGATTTAAATCTTGAAAATTGAAGATATTGCCGAAGCTTGGAGAAAAGACGCTCCAATTGATAGTGTTGAACTAGATACAGAAAGTTTAAATATTCCCGTATTACATGCTAAGTATCTATCAATATTATATAAAGAAAGACTTAAACTCAAAAGTCTATTTTTAAAGAAAAAACAACTTGCCAAAACATTATCTGAATACTTCAGAGGTGATTTAAATAATCCTGAAGACTTAACTGAGATTGGTAGACAACCCCAGTTAAAAACCATTTTGAAGGCTGATATAAATGATTATGTGGATTCAGATTCTGAAATGATTGAAATGAATTTAAAAATATCTATGCAACAAGAAATTGTTGATGTTTTGGAAGAAATAATGAAGGGTATCAATGGAAGAAACTGGATTATTAGAAATAGTATCGAGTGGCGCCGCCTCACAAACTTCGGTCAGTGATATTGTTGTAAAAGAACATAATGAAGTCTTTGTAAGACTTGATTGCGAAAGAGGTATTGCTCAAGAGATACACGAACACTTCTCTTTCTATGTTCCTGGATATCGCTTCATGCCAGCATACAAATCTCGTATGTGGAATGGTAAAATATATCTCTATAATCTGAATACCCAACAAATCTACAAAGGACTTCTAGAAGAAGTAAAGTCTTTCGCCAAGAATAGAAATTATTCTATTGATACACAAGACTCTGATGTATCTAATGAATTCTCCGCATTTGAGTGTGGTCAATTTGTAGAAAGACTAAAACTAAAGATAACTCCCAGAGACTATCAGATTGATGGTTTTGTACACGCCGTAAGAAATAATCGGTGTTTACTACTATCACCAACTGGTTCTGGTAAGTCTCTGATGATATACATGTTATCTAGATTTTATCCCCATAAAAAACTTATCATTGTACCAACAATATCTTTGGTCCATCAAATGGCTAAAGACTTTGATGACTATGGTAATAAATTAAATATTCGTATGATTACAGGTACGAGTAAAAAAGATTGGAAAGATAATATTACAGATGATGTGGTAATCACTACTTGGCAATCAATCTATAAGATGCCTAAGACTTGGTTTCAACATTTTGGTGTAGTCATTGGTGACGAAGCACATTTATTCAAAGCAAAATCTCTTACATCAATTCTAGAAAAACTTCCTCATTGTAGATACAGATTTGGATTTACTGGAACATTAGATGGTTCTCAAACCCATCAATTAGTATTAGAAGGTCTATTTGGTCCAACCAAGTCTCTTGTAAAAACAAAAGATCTAATGGAGAATGATCAATTAGCAAAACTTCGTATTAAAATACTTGTATTAAAATATGATAAAGAAATTACAAAACAAGTATCTAAAATGAAGTATGCTGATGAGATGGACTTTATTGTTAGAAATCAAAAGAGAAATGAATTTATCAATAATCTAGCATTATCACTAGACGGCAATACTTTGATACTATTTCAATATGTAGAGAAACATGGAAAACAACTTTACGACATGATAAATAGTAAGGTTAAGAAAGGTCGTAAAGTTTTCTTTGTATTTGGTGGGACTGATGGTGAAACCCGTGAGTCTATTAGAGAGATTACTGAACGAGAAACGAATGCCATTATCATCGCATCGTATGGTACCTACTCCACAGGAATTAATATCAAAGCACTACACAATATCATATTTGCTAGCCCATCTAAAAGCAAGATAAGAAATTTACAGTCTATTGGTAGAGGTTTAAGAGTATCAGATAATAAAGATCAATGTACACTATTTGATATAGGTGATGATCTACAACACGGTAAGGAAGTCAACTATACTCTAAAACATCTATATGAAAGAGTTAAGATATATAATCAAGAGAAATTTGAATATAAACTGTATAAGATTGGTATATGAGGAATAAAGAATGATGATAACAGAAGACGATTTTGATAAAAACGATTCATATCGTATTATACAGTTATCTACTGGCCAAGTGATTATTGGTAATTTCATTGCTTCTAGTAGTTCTGGTATCGTTCTTCGTGATCCTGTCTCAACAGAATGGACAGAAGATCATGTATTCTTTAACTTATATTTAAATGGTCTATCTAAATCTAGAAATTTCTTTTTTCCAGCACTTCATATTCTATCTATTGCTTATGTAGAACAACATATCAAAGACTGTTATGATGAATATATAGAGAAGACTTTACCAGAGAAGATTGATTTACAGTTAGCGAATACTGATATCAAAGTAGATTCTGATACTGTTCATTGATGGCTGACAATAAGAAGTATATACCCTGTCAACTACTATGTCAACAGAAAAATTAAAAATATTTTAGTTGACACCATTTTATTTTCAAAGTATAATCAATATTATGTTTAGGAGTAAGGAGTTTTTCAATGCCTAAAGCAAAGGGTGAACATTACGTAGATAATAAGAAGTTCTTTTCTGAAATGGTAAAGTATAAAAACGCATGTGAGAAAGCTGAATCATCAGATCTTGACAAACCACGACCAAATGATTATATTGGTAGTTGTATTATGAAAATAGCGTATAAACTTTCTAATAAACACAATTTTATAAATTACCCTTTCAAAGAAGATATGATTGCCGATGGTATTGAAAACAGTATTATGTATATTGACAACTTCAATCCAGAAAAATCTAATAATCCATTTGCATACTTTACTCAAATAATCTATTATGCATTTTTACGTAGAATAGAAAAAGAAAAGAAAGTATTATATACAAAATACAAATCAACTGAAATGTTTAATCTTCAGAATGCTTTGAGTAGTGAGGATTTTGAATATATTAAATCCAGTGAAGCCGCAACAGAAAATGCTAGTATTTTTATTCGTGACTTTGAAGAAAAGAGGTTCAATAAGTGAATTAAAAATTGATGTGTTGACAAGAATGAGAAATGTTGGTATGATTACTGATAAACAAGCAGTAAGATTAGTTCAAACCTCTTTTAGAAAGGAGAGTCGGTAAATGCGTGTTGCACTTGTAACCGATACACACTTTTGGGGCTCGTAATGACAGCCAGATATTCGCTAGATATTTCTCTAAGTTTTGGAATGATATCTTTTTTCCTTATCTAGACGAACACAAAATTGATCATGTTATTCATCTAGGAGATATCGTAGATCGTAGAAAATATATCAACTTCGTCTCAGCAAACAATCTAAAACAAGACTTCATCTATCCATTGATGGAACGTAATATCAAGTTCTGGTGTTTGATTGGCAATCATGATATCTTCTATCGAAACAGTCTTGATATCAATGCACTAGACCAACTATATGGTGATAACAATCTAATCAATCTCATCGACAAACCAACAGAGTTACAACTAGGAGGTTGTGGTATTCTTTTGATGCCTTGGATTTGTACTGATAATTGGAATGAGTGTTGGGATGCGACAAAGAATAGTAAGTGTCAAGTGATGATGGGTCATCTTGAATTGAATGGTTTCGAGATGCATCGTGGCGCTGTGTGCGATACAGGATTTGATCCAGAAGAATTTCAAAAGTTTGATATGGTCTTATCTGGTCATTTTCATCACAAATCTTCTTATGGAAACATTCACTATCTCGGCTGTCCATATGAGATTACATGGAGTGATTATAATGACCAAAAGGGATTTCATATCTTTGATACAGAGACAAGAGAACTAGAATTCATTGAAAATCCATACTCAATGTTTTATCGTTTCGAGTATGATGACGTAGATATGAATATTGAAAAAATAGTTGACGAGATTGATTATGCCGGTTATAATGAAACATATATGAAGGTCATTGTCAAGAATAAGACTAATCCTTATATGTTCGACGTGTTTATCGATAAATTAGAGAAGAGTGGCGTTCACAATATTCAGATTATCGAAGACATGTTGAATCTTGATATAGATAATGAAGATGATTTAATTGATGAGGCAAAGTCAACGATGGAGATGTTGGAAACCTATGTCGATCAAATCGAAACAAAGTCAAATAAGAAACGTTTAAAGACACTATTCCATAATCTATATAACGAAGCATTGACACTGGAGTAATACTTGATTACGTTCAAGAAAATACGTTATAAAAATATTCTCAGTACAGGTAATGCTTTTACTGAGATTGATTTCCTTCGTAATAAGACTACATTGATTATTGGTGAAAATGGAGCGGGTAAGAGTACTGTTCTGGACGCGCTATCTTTTGCTCTTTATGGTAAACCTTTTCGTAAGATTAACAAGCCACAACTTCTAAACTCTGTCAATCAAAAAGGATTGATTGTTGAGATTGAATTGGCGGTAGGTAAAAAAGAGTATATGATACGTCGTGGTATCAAACCAAATATTTTCGAAATTCATCAAAATGGTAATCTTATCAATCAAACAGCATCTATAAGAGACTATCAGGATTTTCTTGAAAAGAATATTCTCAAGATGAATCATAAATCTTTTAGTCAAGTTGTTGTTCTTGGTTCTTCTACGTTTGTGCCGTTTATGCAATTGACTGCGGCTCAACGAAGAGAGGTGATTGAGGATCTTCTAGACCTACAAATCTTTTCTACTATGAATAATCTATTAAAGGAAAAGATTCAGACATCTAAGAATGATATCCGGGAAACTCAATATCAAATCGACTTACTAGAGGAGAAGATAGAAATTGAAAACAATCATCTTAAATCAGTCGTCGCCGATGTCCAAAACACAATCGGTCAGAAAAAAGAAAAACTTCACGTATGCGAGGAAGCAATTGCTATACAAACTGGGACACTTGAACATCTTACGAGCGAAATTGGATCTCTGGAACGAGGAATCAGAGACAAGAACAAGACTGAAATCCAAAAAGAAGAAATCCGCAATGTCGCTCAAAAGCTCCGGGATAAAGTAAAGAAAATCAATAAGGATATTCAATTCTTTGAACACTATGATAATTGTCCAACATGTAAACAAGATATCTCTCAACACTTCAAAGATGAAGTTCTTATAGAGAAACGTGAATCCCTAGAAAAGACCGAGAATGGTATTAATGGATTAAAAGAAAAGAGTGCCGAGTTACAGGAACGGCTAGATGAGATTGTAGAGGTTACTCTTCAGATTTCTGAACTAAATGAAAAGGTAAATGAATGCAATCAACAGATTCGTATTAACAATCAGTTCATCACAGAATTAAATAATGAAATTTCTACGTTGACAGATAAGATGAATGATGTTAAACATGATAGTTCATCCGTTGATAAATTGAAAGGAGAAAAGAATCAGTATCAGAAACGCAAGGTAGATTTGAATGAAGAACAATCTATTTTTCGTGTAGGATCAGAG